AAATGGCTTTAGTAATAAATGACAGAGTAAAAGAATCGAGTACTACAACCGGTACAGGTCCTATGGCACTTGGAGGTGCAGTAAGTGGTTTTGAGACTTTTGCAGCAGGAATTGGAAATAGTAATACAACTTACTATGCAATTTTTAATACTGGTACAACTCAATGGGAAGTAGGACTTGGAACATTAGATGGTACAAGTGCTAACTTAACTAGAACTACACCCATCTCAAGTTCTAATTCTGATGCAGCAGTAAATTTTACTTCAGGCACTAAAGACGTTTTTTGTACAATGCCCGCTAGTAAAACAGTTTATTTAGATGCAAGCGGAAACCCGGTGGGAGCAGCGTCAGCTGGCTTTGCTTTAGCAATGGCCGTGGCGTTATAAATAGGAAAAAAATATGGCACAAGATTTTAGAAACACACTAACTAGAACAATTGGAACAGGTGATACTGGTATTTTAACTGCAGGAAATTATGATGCAGTGATAGGTATTAGATGCTGTAACATTTTAACGTCAACTATTTCTGTTGATGTTAAAATTGCAAAAGGAGGAGCCGACTACTTTTTAGCTAAAGGAGTCCAAATTCCACCAAACGGATCAATTGAATTAATTCAAGGCGGAGCAAAGATTGTTTTAGCAAGTGGAGATGTATTAGAAGCAGTTAGTGATACCGCAAGTTCACTAGATGTTGTTTTATCTTACATCGATACAATTAGTTCGTAGGAGAAATTATGACGGCAGTAATAAATGGAATCCAGTATATTGGAGGGCAGTATGGCCCCAATGATTTTATACCCAATCAAGCGGCAACAATTGAAGGAACCCAAACTGTAGAGAATGCAGTTCTCGCAGGTCCCATTTCTATTCCGGCAACAATCACAGTAACAGGAACGTTGGTGGTTGTATAATGAGTGAAGTAAAAGTAAATAAAATTAGTCCAAGAACAGCGTGTGGAACTGTTACATTAGGAGATAGTGGAGACACTATTGCCATTGGTGCTGGAGTTACAGCAACAGGATTCGGTGCAACAGGAGAAATTTCTTGGGATACAACAGTTAAAACAAACGGAACTTTTACAGCAACAGCTGGAGTAGGTTATTTTTGTAATACTACAGCTGGTACAATTACCGTTAATTTACCAGCAGGTGCTGCTGGAAGTTCTGTAGCTCTTGCAGACTATGCAGGTACTTGGCAAACATATAATGTAACTGTATCTCCTAATGGTTCAGAAAAAATGGGAGGTGTAGCTGAGGATGTAACTTTAAACACAGAAGGACAATCTGTCACTTTTGTTTATATAGATGGAACTCAAGGATGGATTAATGTTTTAGACTCAACCTCTAATGTTAGAGCTAATGAGTATGTTGTAGCAACAGGTGGAACAATATCAACTTCTGGTGATTACAAAATTCATACTTTTACAGGCCCTGGAACTTTTGGAGTTACAGCTATAGGTGCCTGTGCAACACAAAATTTAGTATCTTATGTAGTAGTGGGTGGAGGAGCTTCTGGAGCCGTAAATTATGGAGGCGGTGGAGGAGCTGGAGGTTTTAGAGAAGTAGTAAGTCCTACTTCTCCTTATACAGGTTCACCATTAAATGGATATCCAGCCGCTCCAAATAGAATAACAGTTTCAGCAACAGATTATCCAATTACAGTTGGAGGAGGTGGAACAGTAAACCCTTGTACAGCAACTAAAGGAAATAGTGGATCAAATTCAATTTTTTCAACAATAACAGCTGCAGGGGGTGGTGGTGGCGGAGTAGGTGCAAACTGTTCTCAAAAAGCTGGTATAGCTGGTGGGTCTGGAGGAGGATCTGGGTCTGGAGGACCTACGGGTGTTTATTCTTGTGGAGGGGCAGGTAATACACCTCCAACAACTCCCGCTCAAGGAACAGCTGGAGGGGCAGGTAATAGAAACCCAAGTACACACACCCATGGTGGTGGCGGCGGTGGAGCGACTGTAGCTGGGACAGCAGCCGGAGGATGTGGTCAATCCGGAACTCCTTATGGTGATGGTGGAGCAGGAGCAACATCAAGTATTACAGGATCTCCTGTAGCAAGAGCTGGCGGTGGTGGTGGCGGAGCTAACAGTGGTGGAGCTAATCCTGCAGGAGGAGCAGGCGGTGGAGGAGCTGGCGGAAATTGTGGCGCAACTGGCCCTGGTGTTGCGGGAACTGCAAATACTGGTGGTGGAGGCGGTTCAGGTTCAGGCGGTCCTAGAATTTCAGGAGCAGGTGGAAGTGGAGTAGTAATAATAAGGTATAAATATCAATAAAATATGGTAAAATAGAATTATGGCATCAACAATAAAAGTAGACAATGTACAAAATACACCAGGCACTAATACAATTAGTAAGTGTGGATCAGCAATTACAGTAGGTGCAGGTTCTGATACAGTAACAACAGCTGGATCAGGCGCTTTAACTGTTTCCGGTAATGCTGTAAAATCAAATGCATATCAAGCATCTGATGCTGGAAATATAATTAGTCAGTCAGGTACTACAATAACTATAGGTGCTTCAGGAGATACAGTGAATTTAGCATCTGGTGCTTCACAGTCAGGTTTTGGAAGAACAGGAACAGTCAACTGGAATACAACTCCAGTTACCTCTACACCAACGACAGGTGTTAGTGGAAATGGATATTTTGTTAATTCCACTGGAGCAATAAAAACAATTAAGTTTCCCGCATCGCCTTCAGCCGGTGATATTATGGCTGTTGCAGATTATGCTGGTACAGCTTCTTCTTACACAATAACTATAGATAGAAATGGTTCTAATGTTGAAGGACAAGCAGAGAATGTAGAGATAACAGCAAACAGAGATTCACTAACATATGTCTATGTAGACGGTACTCAAGGATGGGTGCCTGTTAATGATAATACAGGACAAACTATTACAGCAAAATGGATTACAGCTTCAGGAGGAAACTCTAGTGGTACAACAGGAAATTTTAAATGGCATAAATTTACAGGACCAGGAACTTTAACAGTTACATGTGGTGGAAATTCATTAGGAAGTAATGTGATGGATTATCTAGTAGTCGCTGGTGGTGGCGGCGGTGGAAATGGAGGACCTGGACTAGGTGGAGGTGCTGGTGGTGGAGCAGGAGGTTTTAGAACTGCTGCAACAACTTACTGTGGACCTCCTGTAAAAGCACCAACAGGTTTATCAGTTACAGCAACTCCTTATCCTATAACAGTAGGTGGTGGTGGAGCAGGAGCTCCTGGACCAAATGGTCCAGTAGTAGCAGCTGGTTCCCCTTCTATATTTTCAAGTATAACTTCTGCCGGTGGTGGTTCTGGTGGAGCTCTTAACACTCCAGGTGGACCAGAATCTGGTACTCCAGGAGGATCAGGAGCTACCGGCATGAATGGAAATGATCCACCCGTTAGTCCCCCTCAAGGAAATGATGGTGGTAGTGGTGCAGGTAAAAAAGGCGGTGGCGGTGGAGCTACAGCTGCAGGACAAGATCATGGATGCACGCCCGGTAATCCTGGTAACTATGGACAAGGCGGAAATGGTGGCGCTGGTGCACCAAATACAATAGATACAAGTTCTACAACTTACGCTGGAGGCGGAGCAGGTGGTGGCTATGAATGGTCAGACACTGGTGGTAATAGACCTCGAGAAGGCGGAGATGGTGGCGCAGGTGGTGGTGGAAAAGGTGGCTATAACAATGGAAATCCTCCGGATAATGGAACAGCAGGCACTACTAACACTGGTGGTGGCGGCGGTGGAGCTTCTGGATGTTCAGGGGGTGGTAATTACTATGGTGGTGGAGCTGGTGGTTCTGGAATTGTCATCGTTAGATATAAATATCAAAATTAATTATGAGTAAGATAGAAGTAAATACAATTGAACCACAATGCGGAACTACGGTAACCCTAGGGGCCTCTGGTGATACAATAACTATTCCATCAGGTGCAACAATAACTAACAATGGAACACAGACAGGGTTTGGAAGAACAGGAACAGTAGATTGGGACACATCTTCAATTAAAACAGCAACTTTTAGTGCTGTAAGTGGAAATGGTTATTTTTGTAATACTTCTGGTGGGGCATTTACCGTTAATTTACCAGCAGGTGCTGCTGGAGCAATAGTTTCAGTCGTCGATTATACAAACACATTTCAAACATATGGTCTTACAATTACTCCAAATGGATCAGAAAAAATTGGTGGTGTTGCAGCAAATGCAACATTAACAACAGAAGGTCAATCAGTAACTTTTGTTTATGTAGATGCAACTGAAGGTTGGAAAAACGTTCAAGACTCAACATCAAATGCTATAGGGGCAACTTTTATATCTGCTACTGGGGGAAACTCCACAGCTACCTGTGGTAATTTTAAAATTCATACATTTACGGGGCCTGGAACTTTTTGTGTTGCTTCACTTTCTAATGTTGCTGCAAACAACGAAATTTCATATACAGTAATTGCAGGTGGTGGTGGAGGAGGGTCTTCTTCCCCAACACATACAGCAAGTGGTGGTGGCGGTGCAGGAGGATATAGAGAAAAAAAATCAAGCGTTGATACTTACACAGCTTCTCCAAAAGCAGGAGGGTCTACTATGACAATAACAGCCGCACCTTTTCCCGTATCAGTAGGTGGTGGTGGAGCCGGAGGTGCATCAGGGTTCAATAAAGGCGCCAATGGATCAAATTCAGTTTTTAATTCAATAACTAGCACAGGTGGTGGAGGAGGAGCTACTTATAATACACCTCCTGCAAATCCTGGAGGATCTGGTGGTGGAGGAGGATCTTTTCCACATCCAAGCAATCCTAATGTTGCAGGAAACGGTAACACACCTCCTGTAAGTCCTTCACAAGGTGAAAATGGAGGATCTGGAGCAGCTGTTCCTCAAAGTTCTAACGTTGCTGGAGGAGGCGGCGGTGGAGCTGGCGGTGCAGGTTGTAATGCAGGATCTGGTTGTGGCGGAGATGGTGGAAATGGTACAGCTACATCTATAACAGGAAGTCCAGTTACAAGAGGTGGTGGTGGCGGTGGAGCTGGTACTTCAGTAGGGGCTGCAGGTCCAGGCGGCGGTGGAGCTGGAAAAGGTTTAGCAGAAGGACAAACTGGTAATGCTGGTACAGCCAACACTGGAGGTGGTGGCGGTGGAGTTGCAGCACCAACAGGATGTGGAACAGGTAGTGCAGGTGGCGCTGGAGGTTCAGGAATTGTAGTAATAAGATATAGATTTCAGTAGTTGAATGATAATTAAAATTAATATATAAGGAGAAACATTATGGCACATTTTGCAAAATTAGGATCAAACGGAAAAGTTATTCAAGTATTAACTTTGAATAATTCTGATATGCTTAACGCTGATGGCGTTGAAGATGAAACAGTAGGTCAACAATATTTAGAACTACATAATAATTGGCCTGCACAAATGTGGATTCAAACTTCATATAACACATCTAGCAACCAACATAAAGATGGCGGAACACCTTTAAGAGGAAATTACGCAGGAATAGGTCATACTTGGGATGAAGATAATCAAATTTTTTGGGGTAAGAAGCCTTACGCATCTTGGGTAAAAGATACTACAACTGCACAATGGAAATCACCAATCGGTGATGCTCCAGAATTAACTGCAGAACAGTCATCACAAAATACAGCTGGAACTCATGCGTGGGCTCATGATTGGAATGAAGCTGGTCAATCCTGGGATTTAATTGATAGAAAAGCTTAATAAGTAATATATAAAGGTATGTGGGATGCTGCAGAAAGTAATTAGTTATCAAACAGATAATCTTTTAGACTCCACAGAAATTTCTTTTATTGATAAAGAGATTGGGGGAAATAATTTTCCATGGTATTTTCAACCAATTTCAACTTCAGAAAAATTTTCTTTTTTTTCACACGGGTTAATAAGTAGATACAATTATAAAGAAGAAGATATAAAAATTAATTCTACGCATTTTGATTTTTTTAATAATATTTTTAAACGTTTCTGTGTTGAACATAATATAAAAGTAAACAAATTATTACGGGGATGTGTTAATCTTACCTATCATCATGGAAAATATAAACATGCCGATCCTCATATTGATCATAGTTTTAAACATATGGCATTCATACTTTATTTAAATGACTGCAGTGGTGATACTTTATTTTTTAAAGACGATCATATTATAAAAAGAGTTTCCCCTAAAAAAGGAAAAGCTATTTGTTATGACGGGTCCCACCTACATACTGCCGCTTTTTGTGGTCCAGGAGAAATTAGAAAGGTGTTGATTTTTACGTTTATTTAGTTATATTAAAATAGGTATGCAAAAGAAAGTATTAAGCGAAATTGATCTACATTATGGTGATATCACAATGCCTAAAGGTTTTGAGATAGACCGACAACTTCTTCAAAATAATATTTTACGCTCTTTAGTTAAAAACACTTCTTTACCTTTTTCTCGAACTTGGGATATGTTAAATACCTATCTACGAGATCATATAGGGGTAGAATATGGTCTCTCGTTAATTAATAAACAAACATGGGGAAATGTTTATAAACCCGAGGAAGTTTCTATTCCCTTATTAAATATTGATCCTGTTGATTTAAGAAATTCTCCAGACTATACTTGTCTTTATGGAGTTCATGTTAAAGACTGTATGGTTAGAATACATTACGATTCAAACAGAAGAGCAGGCAGAAGTTGGGATATACCTTTAAAAAATAATAAGTTTATTATGTTTCCCTCTACACAAATGTACTACATTACTAACACTCAAAAAGATTCTTTAAACTTTGTTTTAACTACAACTTATGATTACGTTTAAATTTTTAATATAATGAATTTGTCTACTTTTTTTTGGTATTTTCCTTCTGTATTAACTCCGCGATTCTGTGATGAAGTTATTAAATATGCATTATCGCAAGAGGAAGAAATGGCAAGAACTGGAGGCTATGGAGATAAAAAATTAAACAAAGAAGACATTAAAAACTTAAAAAGAAAAAGAAAATCAGATCTAGTATGGTTTAATGATACTTGGATTTATAAAGAATTACATCCATATGTTCACGAAGCAAATAGACAAGCTGGTTGGAACTTTGAATGGGATAGATCCGAGTCGTGTCAATTTACAAAATATAAAGTAGGTCAATTTTACGATTGGCATTGTGATAGCTGGCATAAACCATATGAAAAAGAAGGCCCCGAAAAAGGTAAAATTAGAAAAATGTCTATGACATGTCAATTAACGGATGGTTCAGAATATAGTGGTGGAGAACTAGAATTTGATTTTAGAGACTATGATCCTCATATGAGAGATGAAAGTAAACATATAAGACAAGTACCTGAAATATTACCTAAAGGCTCTATCGTAGTATTTCCTTCACACCTGTGGCATAGAGTTAAACCAGTAACGAAAGGAACTAGATACTCACTTGTCGTATGGCATTTGGGATATCCATTTAAATAGTATGTATATAAATAATTATTTTTGGACACCGGTATGGTCAGAGACAAAACCAGAATTTGTTAAATCTTTGAACAAAGCTAGTGATCCATATATTAAAGAAGCAAGAAAAACTAAAGAAGCTAAAACATGGCTTAAAGCACACGGAGATTTTGGAAGATCGTGGCACTCAACACAATTACTAGAAGATACTAAGTTTATGGATTTTAGAAATTATGTAGGTCAAAAAGCTTGGGAGTTTTTAGATCACTCAGGATTTGATATGAGTAGGTACACCACTTTCTTTGAACAAATGTGGGTACAAGAATTTTGTAAAAAAGGAGGAGGTCATCATTCGGCTCATATTCATTGGAACACTCACGTTAATGGATTTTATTTTTTAAAGGCTAGCGACAAAACCTCAGTTCCAATTTTTCACGACCCACGAACGGGAGCACGAACAACTGCATTACATATGAAACCAGATATTAAAGGGGTGTGGGCCGGACATGAACAAATTAACTTTAAACCTGAACCGGGATTACTTATGTTTTTTCCAGGATACTTACAGCACGAATTTTCTGTAGACCATGGTAAAGCGCCGTTTAGATTTATTCATTTTAATCTAACAGCAGTATTAAAGGAGCACGCTAAAGATGTTTAAAAAAAATAAATTTGCTATTGCACGAAATGCTATCTCCAAAGATTTAGCCCAATTTGTTGCTAATTATTTTTCACTGAAAAAAGTTGTTTTAGACACATGTAGGGCCAAAAGATATATATCTCCTTTTGAAACTTTGTTGGGGGAATATGAAGACGCTGTAAATGGACAAATACCTAACACTTATTCACACTACAGTGACATTGCTATGGAGACTTTACTTTTAAAGTGTCAACCTCTTATGGAAAAGACGACAGGGCTGAAACTATATCCTGCTTATACTTATGCAAGAATTTATAAAAAAGGGGATATTTTAAAAAGACATAAAGATAGGTTTAGTTGTGAGATATCTACGACTATGAATCTAGGAGGAGACGACTGGCCTATATATTTAAGCCCCTATGAGAATGTGGGTAGACCAGATGGTAAAAAAATAACTACTACTAGTAAGGCTAAAGGTATAAAAGTAGACTTAAAACCTGGAGATATGTTAATTTATTCTGGCTGTGAGCTAGAGCATTGGAGAGAAAAATTTAAAGGCAAAGAATGTGTACAGGTTTTTCTGCATTATAATAATCGTAAGACCCCTGGAGCGAAGGATAATATGTTCGACAAACGTCCGCATTTAGGTCTTCCTTCTTGGTTTAAACGATGATATAATTCTTTGATGGAGGCAGGGATCCACCACATACCCCCTGTCTCCTTCTAAGGAATTTTATATGTTATTAGGCTTTGGCGCATTTGCAGAATACCCCATCTCTTCGGCAGGACCGGAGAATAGTGTAACTATTTCAGTTACTAAAAATGAACTATCTATTAGTATTGGAAATCCGGGTATTACCGCAGATTCTATTACAGAAATACCTACTCCAAATCCACTTACTTTAGGTTTTGGAAGTTTAACTATTACTGGGGACTCTAATCTTAGCCTTACAGGTTCTCAAGTCGCTTTAGGCACAGGAACTGTTACAGTCAGTGCCGGCGCTACAGTAACAGCTGTAAAGAACTCTCTTGTAATTTCAAGCGGAACTGTTACACTAACTGCAGACGCAAATGCAGAACCTAGTGGAGGCGCACTAACGCTTGCTACAGGTACGGCACAAGCAATAACATGGAGTGAAATTATTCCAGGCGCAACTATGGTCTGGACACCAATAGACCCGGGAACATAATATTATGGCATCAACTTATTCAACAAACGCACAAATAGAACTCATAACAACAGGTGAAAAAGCTGGTTTATGGGGTACTATAACTAACACAAACTTACAAATCGTAGAGCAAACTTCAACTGGG